GTCACCCTTGAAATGTATGGGTGTTGCCTGATACACCCTTTCCATGATGATCGTGCAGTTATCGCAATTTGGAATCGGATAAATGTCATTAATGCCAGCCGATACATTCTTTACCTGGCTACACATTACACATCTAAACTCATAAATCGGCATGATATGCAGTCTCCTTATCAAGTACGGCAACGCCCATGACACCGCAGCTGTTGCACTGAATCACTTCTACATATTCAGGCAGGGTATCCGTCACCTTGCAAATTGTCTGCGTGGTTAGCTTCTTTTCAACCCTGCACTCATATTTGATTTGCATAGATTGACCTTGAGAAGTTAGCCATTGGGTGCAGGTCTGCCTGTCCTATCCACCAGCTGCCATCGCTACGCTGATGTGACGGCCTACGAGCTACAGCCACAGGTATCCAGCCGCAGACATAGTATTTTGGCATCGATCCTGTGACCAGGATTGCGATGTCCTCTTTGCGGTCAAGCTCTGAAAGAATCAATGAGCCATCCTGCCACTTTGTCCATTTGACCTCGATGTTATTACCGACATCAGCTAGATTCTTGTAGTTTGATGCTTCTAGGTCGATGGGCTTTCTGAAGTATTTGGCAACTGCAACCTCCGCGCCATAGGCTTCACTTTGTTGCATGACAAATGCTGGGAAGTTTAACCGCTCTCTATCATGCTGATGATTCCGCTTGACAGTCACGCCTTCCCACTGCGGGATGTAGTCTATTGCACGCCTTAGCCCGGCCTTTGTGACCGCGACCTGCGTGGCGTTATCTAAATGAATTGGAATCATTTGCACACCCTGCAGCTGAAAAATATCGCCTGCCCATCCGCTTTGGTGTATGAGCCTTCACTGATTGGGATGCGCCTTTCGCATTTATCGCACTGATCCCATTGCGGGATGATTTCTACATATCCCATCAGATACGCTCCTTCCACTTGCCATCGCTACCAAGCACCATCCACTGGGGTGGGCATTGCTGGGCTTTGGTCTTTTCTGTGCAGAACCATGCGCCCCAGGCTTTTCCATTCTTTTCGCCCTCTTTCCAAATCATGTGGCCATGCTTACAGATAGGCGCTTCAGCCTGTAACTCGCCGCCCAGTTCATTCTTGATTTGCTCAACAGCTGATTTGACTGTGGTGAAGCCATCTTCCCAAATTGGTTTAGCCCAGGGATCATCCTCGACAAATGCTTTTGGCATCTCATCAACTTGCTGCATACTTTCCTTTGAGACTTTATCGTCTGCGCCTAAAACCACGCTTGCACACCTGCCGATTGCGCTTGAAACTGTATCTTCTACATACCAGCGCTTCATTTGTGGATTGTAAGCACCCACCATGCCATGTGCGTAATCAATAGCCGCTGGCTCTTTATCCTCATAATGACGATAAATGCGGCACTCGATAAGAATGAAGCCCTTTTCAGGATTCCAGTCGATGATTGATGTGTGGATTTTGTTAGTCGGATAGGTCGCGTGCAGTCTCTGAACCTTTTGATTAACTGTCTCGTAATTGTCCAGGAATCCCATTAGCGCACCGCCTTACGAGCTGCGATTTTGCCTCGGATAAATCCTTCGCGCTTGCCTTCTTTGAGGCCTGCGGTGTAACCGAATGTAAAGCCGATTGCGACCCCTATAAGTAGCCACATAGCCACTTCACCTATTGAATACATTTTTGCTCCCGTTCAGGGGGCTACTGTGCTTCGCTCCCTGCCTTAACTGTGGGGCATGGGTGCAAGATGGTCAAGAATCCTGCGTGTTTTTGGGCGTGTCGTTTGGCTTTTCGACAGGCTTATCCTTTAAGCCATTTGATGCCAGCACTGAACCCAGTGCGCCTGTGAGGAATACTGTTAGCGTGGTCAGAAGCTCGATGAAAGCACGATCGTTGGGCGCTTGTGCGCCAATTGGCTGTGTTACGAATATCAGCGCGTACAGCATCCCCATCACTGATACGGCAAAGACCAAAGCCAGGCATACGCCGATGAATACGATTAAGCGGGCTTTGAGCTGCTCATTGCTTAGCCTACGGCTGTGCCTGGGTGTCAATTTCATCTCCAAATAAGTCTTGAGTGCAGACTCCCGTACTAACACACTCTGGCGGATTACATTCAGGCTTTTGCCAGTTCTCAAATTCCTGGCACGGATACCTAACCCATCCATCGTATTGACCACACGCAGATAGCCCTATCGAAAGCGATAACCATAGGGCTACCTGTTGTAGCTTTCGGGTCACTTCCCCTTAACACCGAAACTTGAGTCATTTGGATTAAGCCAACGCATGATGACAGGCAGCACAGCTGCAAGGCCTGCGCTCGCAATTGCCTTTGGGTCGGTGACTCCAGCCATGTAGACGGCCACCGCAGCTGCTAGGAATGAGCGCGCCCATGAGGCCGCCATAGGTTTGATTTGGTTCATTTCTTCTCCTTCTTCTTCAGAATGGTTTTCTTTGGTTTAGCCTCGATGACCACCGCAGGGTATTCACCCTTAAATGGCACATATTTAGGCCGACCAAATCCCACGATCTCTTTGCCGATGGTGCGCTGCTTAATCATCACCATGCCGCCATTGCGTTGATCGCCAGTTCCTGATGTGTTGCCTTCAATGCAGGTAATGACCTTGCCATCAATTGCTGCCACGATGCCCACATGACTGATGCGGTCTACGCCATCATGCGGAAAGTCCATGAACGCCAAATCGCCTAGCTGTGGCACTTCATTCCAGCGACCTAAATCCTTAAACTTGTGTGCGCCTGTAGCTGTGCTAACTACCGATGGCGCTTTGACTCCAGCTTGTGCGAGTACCCAGTTGCAGAATGAACCGCACCAGGGTAGGCCGTTGGCTTTTGTAAATTCTCCATATTTGGTCAGATTGTCAGGCACTTCGACATAACCAACCTCACCCAAAGCAATTGCAATTGCCTGGGGTGCTGTGCCGACTGGGTATGTCATCCGCGTAGGGCTGCGATTTCTTCAGCTGTCAAGCCGATTGCTTCGAGCTTTGCGACAGCTGAAGCGGATGCGGCAGCTTTGGCAACTTGTGCGGCTTCTTCTTCCTGACGCTTTTCTTCAGCGATTGCCGCTGCGGCTTCCATCTCGGCCACTTCTTCATCGGTTAGCTCGATGATTTGCTCTTCTTTGGTTTCGCAGTTGATGATGATCTTGGTTGGATTAGGCATTTTTGACTCCATATAGATAGGCGGTTGAGTATTGGACAAATGATGCTCCGCTAGAAGCAAGATTTATTGAAGTTATGGCCGCAGTGCTAGACCACAAAGGAGCATTAAAAACTAATTGCATTTCAGTAGCGTTATTTTCAGTAACATCATCGATGCTCATAGATTTATTTGCAGAACCAGCATAATTTGGAATGTATAGATTTCCGTTGGCAAATGTGTTGCTCGTTGCCGATGAAGAATTTGTATAAAATAGACCAATATTTGCCGCACTGCGTGATCCTGAATATACGGCAGACCCATCGCCCCGGAGATTTCTTTCTGAATATCCTGTACTTGAGCCATTAATCGTGAGCAAAATATTGTTCACAATAGTAGCCCCTGCATTGTCTCTTAAAGAAAAAATCAAAGATAGGTCTGTGTAGGTGCTTGGAATACTTGCAAAATCAATGCTGGCAGCCCCACCTGATCCGACTGTACTTGATGCGATTAATGTAAATGTGTCAGGCATTTAAGCCGCCTTTATTCCATAGAGGGTGAAGGTAGTGCCACTCTGAAAAGTGTTAGCGCCACCAGTACCAATGTCCATTGAAGTGATTGCAGAAGTGCTACGCCATAAACCCACTACTGCTTTTGTCTCTGTACCTGCTTGGTTAGTCCGAGATAAAACTGTTTTATTAGTGGTCGAGTTAGAATAATTCTGAATCTGTGTAATGATATTTGTTTGCGTGGTTCTAATTGCGCCTATATACATATAGTTTGCGCTCGTGATTGTGCTAGATGATGAACTTGAGCCATCTCCTACCAGTTCAGTAGTTGAATAGTTTGTGCTTGTATCGCTGTTAAAACGCAGGGTGAAGTATGAACCAGCGCTGCAAGTACCAGCAACTACTAGAACCAAATCTGTATAACCTGAAAAGGAGCTGAAAGAGACAACGCTCTGTGAACTACCCAGCGTGGTAGTGGCTATCGGCGTGTAAGTAGAACCTGCTGGCATTTATCTATCCTTTGATTCCGTAAAGGGCGAACTGGGAGTGCTGGACAAAGCTTGTGCCTGAACTGGTTAAAGTTAATGAGGTAATGGCGTTTGTGTTTGTCGAATATAGGAATGAGTTGAAAGCCATTACACCGCTTCCATTTTCGTCTACGCCTTGCAATACTCTTACTGTCTTATTCTTATTGGTATTGGTATAGTCTAAAATATCCATAACAAATGCTCCAAAGACATTGGAGACTGAACTTGTCGCAGAAATTACACCTTCGCCATTAGCTGCTGCACCTGCCCCAGTTGATGATCCATTACCAAATAAGAAGTGGCGATACCCAATCGCGTTGCCATTTAAGGACAATACAGAGTTGCTGTTAATGCTGCTTGAGTTTTTTGATATTGCCCTGATTTGTAGATGAGTAAAAGTACTAGGAATAGACGAGAACGAGATAGAACTAGAACCACCCGAGCCGACTAAAACTGTGGCAATAGACTCATAAGAGTTGGTTACGCGCGGGTAGTTGCCCGATGCAACGATTCCCAGGATCAGTGGCATCAGCTCACATCGCCCACAACTGTGAAGGTATTGCTAGCTGTGCAGATAATTGTGCAGGCTGAATAACGGGCGCGCAGGGTTGGCGCTGATGCAGTTGCACCTGTCGATGTAATCGTGACTCCAGCGCCTTGCGCCAAGCTAGTTAAACCGACACCGATTGATTGAAGATTAATGATGTTACCTGCTGCAAATACTGATGGCGGCACTGTAACTGTCACAGCTGATGCATTTGATGTGGTGACTAGCTTGCCCAAGTCTGCGGCTACCAGTGTGTAGGTAGTGCCAGTCTGTGCGTTAAATGAAAGTGTGGTGTCATCCTGTTCAGTCCAGATAAAGTCTAAATCTGTGCCTGATGCCTTTGATAGCACCTGGCCAGTAGTGCCACCTTTAAGATCAACGAATGATGTGTCAGGCCCACCTAAAGCGGTGCGAATTGCGGCTGCGCCATCTTTAACCAGGTCGGTGTCCGAAGGTACTGTCCAGCCAAAGTTTGTAGTAGTAGTTGGCATTGCTTCTCCTTATGCCACGATAATGGCTTCATTCCAGTCAAGTGTAGAACTTATTGTGTTCCATGTCTCTGCGACACTTACATCATCCCATTGCATCGACTGCAAGCTGAACGCGGTAGGTGACACATTGAGTGTGAGGTCTAGGCGGTTATAGCCTGCCCTGAATGTCCAGCCTTCGACAAAGCCCTGGAAGCGACCATTGACCATATTCGCTGGCAGGTCTGTGATGTCTAAGGCTAAGCCCATAAATACATTCAGAAGTGAATCGCGGTCGCTGTCATCGAGTTCAGCATTGCCCAGGGTAAAGGTAATCGACTCAAATACATCTTGCGGGTAGGCTCGAATCCCTAAATAAAATTCTGCCTGGGCTTCGGCATCATAATCATTTTCTAGCGATGTGCTGATGTTTTCGGCCTGCGATCCATATTGGTCAATTGAGGATTGGTCTAAGGCTGATTCTTGCTGGCCATTTTTGTAGGTGATGGTCACGCTATTGCGCAAATCCCCCAGGCGGCGAATAGTGCGAATCCCACGCGATAGGGCATGGTTGCCACTTAGCATCGTGTAGCCATTGTCGGCCAAGTAAGTGCTGCGGTGGGTTGAATCTGCATAGCCGATTCGGCCTTGAGCATCTTCATATAGGTAGCCCAGCCCTGAAGTAGCCAAATCTGCCACAAGCGAATACATATCAGTGGTAGAGCTTGAACGCGCTGCCAACTCATAATTGCCAGGTCGGTCAATATCGCCCAGCCCTGAATTCTCTGCATTTGCCCATGTGGTAGTCGGATCATAAGTTGCCCAGGTAAGTGCGGCAGGTACTTCAGCCCAGGTGTTAAATAGTGATTGACTTAGAATGGTGTAAATCTGATCCCCGTCAAAATCTTTTGATAGCACACCTTCGGTTAAAGTCTTAGGCAGTTTGGACAAAGCGCCTAAAGCTGTAACGCGGATAGTCTCATTGATGCCGCCTGTGCCAGTGCTGGCCACCTCGACACTGGAATCAGTCACAAAGCCGCCGAATATATCTACATATGTGCCAGTCGAATCTTTGACCTTTATTGATAGCCCATTATTGACATCGATGGTCACTGGGGTCAGATTCAGATTGATGATTTCGATGCTGGCATATCCTGCACGCGGCTGGCTGTAAATATCTGTGCGGCCTGATACCACTGTCAAAGTGGAAAGGGTTATGTCTGTGTAATCAACCCCATTGATTTGTAGCTGCCATTCGGGTGTCCACTGGGTCATAGCTTGTACGCCTGCGCCCCTAGACCACCGCGATAATATGAAGTGTTGATGACATCGACTACCGCACGCGCTACGCCTTCAGGATCACCAGCCACGCCGATGTTCACATTGTTGGTCACATAGCTTGCAGGTGCGCCGCCCAGGGTGGCAGTAGGTGTGAAGGTTTCAGGTCGGTATCCCGCAGGTGCGCCACCGATAGTCACTGTGGGTACGAGTGCCTGCGCCCTTGCAGCTGAAGCCGATGCGGCCGCTGCGCCTGATGATGCACCGCTAACTGATGGCATCGACATCGATGGAGCGGATGGGATAGAAGGTGCTGATACTGATGCGCTCGAGATTGATGGGGTGTTGAGTGTTGGCTTGCTAATCGTTGGAATGTTAGGCAAAAGCGGCACTGCGTTATAGGCGCGGATAAGAGCATTGATTCCATCGATCGCGCCGCCGATAAGGAAGTTGATGGCTTTGATGACTCCAGCGATTACATCAATGACACCGCCTGCAATTTTGCCAACTACCTGGAGCGCCCCACCTAATACTGTGCCGATGACTGGCGCAAGGTACTGGGCGATGTAGCCGCCGAATTCCTTGAAAGTGTCCAGGTTATCGCCGATGGCATTTTTTACATATCCAAATGCTTTAAGTAGGCCATTGATGATTGGCGTGAATACATTGACGATGATATTGCCCAGGGTGGTAATTGCCCCACCGATGCCACCTTTGTCTAGGCCAAAGCCACTGGACATTGCATTGATTGCGGGCAGTGCAATTTGGTTGATGAACTTCATCAGCTTTTCCAGGATAGGCAAAAGCGCAAAGCCGATAGTCTCTTTGGCTTCATCAAAAGCGATTTGCATCCGAGCGATACGGCCTGAATAGGTGTCAGCATTTGCCGCAGCTGCGCCGCCGAATAAATCTGTAAGTCTGCCCTGCACATCAGTGAATGACATGGTTTTAAGTTCGGCAGCTGATAAGCCGATGCCTAATCTGCCCAGTGCTGTGGTATTGCCGTCATAGGCTTTGCCCAGGCTATTGGCTACCGCTTCGAGTGGCTTACCCGTAGCTGTCGATACATCCATTGCGATCTTGAGCAAATCCTGCGCTTTCTTCACATCGCCTGTCGATAACGCAAGGCGCTGCAAGGCTGGGCGCAGTTCATCATCTGCCACACCAGTGGCCAAAGATTGCTGCAAGATAAACTGTTCAGTGGCGGCAATTGCGCCCTCTGTAGCCCCTGTGGCGTTCTTTAACGCCAGGGCAAGCTGTGTCTGTGCCTTTTCATCCTCGATGGCGGCTTTGACCCCATCCACGCCGATTTTGACAGCGTAAGCGCCAGCGGCCGCAGCCGCAGCCACTAGGGCAGCGCCGACCACCTTGCCAGCCTTTGATACCTTATCGCCAAAAGTCTCGACATCAGCTGTCGCAGCTTTAAGCGATTTATTGAGGTTATCTACATCGCCGAGGATGGATAGCTTGAGCGTTCTACTTCCTGCCATTAATCGAACCTCTTAACTATCTCGGAGAATCCTTCTTCCCACCTCTTTACGATGTCAGGCTGAATACTGCGCAAAGTTGGATATATCCACCATCCACGCGAACCACGACCCTCACGACCAGACCATACTGGGAACTGCTTATATTTATTCGAGCCAAATTCTGCCCCGCCCCAAAGGTCACGAGTGGTTGCACCACCGCTGAACTTTTGCGCCGCGAACCCGTATGAGATTTCGCCGAACTTGGATGATTTAGACACCTTTGAGCCGTCAGCGATTCGAGACGATACCTTTGGGATGGATCGTGCGTTGCGTGATGCACTCTTAACCTTATCCGATACAAATTCGGCAAGGGCATTTGACTTGGCTTTTGCCTGGTTAAGTGCTTCCTCATCCATAGCCTTAAAGGATCGAGCGATGGCACGCAGTTCAGCTTTGTCATAGCTGATTCCCTCACTTGCCATCGGCTCGCCTCTCTAATATCTCCAGCGCTGTGATTACATC